AGCGATTGTCAAAAGCATTAATGAGGAAGTTAAGAAAGCAGTAACTATTGGAGCAGAAAAAGCCAATGGTAAAGAAGTTAAAAAAGCAAACTTACCTTTTGAAGAAGAATATGTTGAAGGAAAACCAACTGGAAACTTAATCTTTAAATTCAAAACTAAAGCAAAAATTATAACTAAAGATGGAAAAGTTATTCCAAACAAAGTTGCAATTTTTGACAGTCAAGGTAAGCCCATGACCGATATAAGTATTTGGTCTGGTAGTGAAATGAAAGTTTCTGCGGAACTGATACCATACTTTACAGCTATGGCAGGTGCAGGTGTTTCATTAAGACTAAGAGCAGTGCAGATAACTAAATTAGTTGAAGGCGGAAATGCAAATTCAGCAGGACATGGCTTTGACAAAGTTGAAGATGGTTACGTTGCACCAGAAGTAGATAAAACATTTGAAAATGAAGTTCAAGAGAACACTGACTTCTAATCAAGTTGGTTTTAAATATGGCTTCAGGTCAGGGCTAGAAATAGCAATCTCACAAGAGTTAAAAGCTAATAGTGTAAAGTATGAGTATGAAAAAGTTAAGTTGAAATATACTAAACCAGAAAAGATACACACTTATACCCCTGACTTTCATTTGATAGATAAGAATATTTTTATAGAAACAAAAGGTTTGTTTACTTCTGCTGATAGACAAAAAATGAGATTAGTAAAAGAACAACACCCAGAGATAGACATTAGATTTATATTTAGTAATTCAAAAAGTAGAATAAGTAAAAAGTCTGCAACTACTTACGCCATGTGGTGCGAGAAATATGGTTTTCAATATGCAGATAAACACATACCAATGGAGTGGATATGAGCAATCAAAGAAAAGAGACTTCTTACGTTATAGTTCATTCAAGCCACACTACTCCGAAAGAAAATTTAGATGTTAAAGATTTAGATACAGAACACAGAAAACAAGGATTATTTTCTTGTGCTTTCCATTACATAATTAAACGTGATGGTACAGTTCAAGAAGGTAGAGACATTTTATTATCAGGAGTTCATGTAGAAGGTAATCCTAATATAACTAATAAAAATTCTATTGGTATTTGCTTAATAGGAGGCAAATCCATTGAGAATACGCCAGACTGTAACTATACGTTCAAACAATATACCTCTCTGGTAAATCTTGTAAAAGAGTTGAAACAGAAGTATACAGTCAGCGTTGTGGGTCATAGAGATGTGACTAACTCCATTCTGTGTCCCAACTTTGATGTTTCAGAGTTGTTGACATAGTGTTTGTAGATGAAGCCCTTTGCTAGAAATAGTTGAGGGCTTTGTCGTTTATGGGGTAATGGAGGGAGACTGAAGTTACCTCAAACCTATTGGAGGCATTGCCCAGAATCGAACTGGGATAGGTAGATTTGCAATCCACTGCGTAACCATTCCGCCACAATGCCAAAATTTCTAAAATTAAAAACCCAAATTATTACATTATGAACCAAACTGAAAGTGAATTTTTATATCACAGCCCATGTGAAAACTGTGGAAGCAGTGACGCAAACGCTGTGTACGATACTCATTCTTATTGTTTTTCATGTAACAAACACACAAAAGGAAACACATTGACACCACCTACACAAACACAGACAGATAAAGTTACAAATTTTATTACAGGAGAGATTGCTCCGTTACCAAAAAGAAAAATAGATTTAGCAACAACACAGAAATTTAATTATCAAGTAGGCTCTTGGTTTGGAAGACCATGCCAAATAGCAAACTATTATGATAAAGACAAAAACTTAGTAGCACAAAAATTAAGATACCCTAGCAAAGAATTTCAATGGTTAGGTGACGCAAAACAATCAGGATTATTTGGACAACACTTATGGAGTGGCAAAGGTAAACTTATTGTCATTACAGAAGGTGAGATAGACGCATTAACAATGTCTATGCTTAACCAAAATCGTTTCCCTGTAGTATCTATTAAATCAGGTGCGGCAGGTGCAAAAAAAGATATTCAAAAGTCTCTCGAATTCTTGGAAGGATATGAGAGTTGCGTCTTTATGTTTGACCAAGACGAACATGGCAAAAAAAGTGCAGTAGAATGTGCAAAACTTCTCTCACCTAATAAAGCCAAGATTGCAACTCTGCCATTAAAAGATGCTAACGAAATGCACATTGCAGGACGTAGTACAGAACTAACACGAGCAATGTGGGACGCTAAACCTTACAGACCTGATGGAATAGTTTTAGGTACTGATATTTGGAATGATGTAGTTAAAGAAGAAAACCATGTCACAGCACAATACCCTTTTGAATGTTTAAATGCTAAGACGCATGGTTTACGAAAAGGAGAGTTAGTAACTATCACCGCAGGTAGTGGTGTTGGTAAAAGTTCTTTCTGTCGTCATGTAGCTTTAGATTTAATTAAGCAAAAGTTTTCTGTTGGCTACATTGCATTAGAAGAAAGTATCAAGCGTAGTGCTTTAGGCATTATGGGAGTTGAATTAAAAAAACCATTACACTTAACTAGAGAGGGCATTAGTGAAGAAGAATTACGTAAGACATTTAACGATACTGTGGGCAGTGGTAAGTTCTATTTGTATAATCACTTTGGCAGTACAGTTGCAGATAACTTGCTCTCTAAAATAAGATACATGGCTAAATCATGTGACGTGGACTTTGTAATATTAGACCACTTACATATGGCGTTGTCAGCATTAGGAGATGAACACACAAATGATGAAAGAAAACTTATAGATTATTTTGTAAGTAAATTAAGAACATTAGTAGAAGAAACAGGCATAGGAGTTATTTTAGTTTCTCACCTTAGACGTAGTGAAGGAGATAAAGGCTACGAAGACGGTAAAGAAGTTACTATGAATGCTCTTAGAGGGTCAGCAAGTATTGGTCAATTATCAGACATGTTACTTTCTGTTAGCAGAGACATTAAGTCAGATAAGAAATTAGCTAAAGTGACAATTCTTAAAAATCGTTATTCAGGTGAAACAGGCAGTGCATGTACTTTACAGTATGACTTAGACACAGGGTGTCTCACTGAAGTTAAGGCAGAAGTCTTAGATGATTTCTAAAAAACAACCAACTGCAAAGCAAAAGAAAGATGCTTTGATTTGGACAGGCTTAGTTACTGACGCAGTATCAAGAGCCAAAACAACAAACAAAGTTGTCGTCATCAATGTAGGTAAATTAAAAACTGCTTACATGTTGCAAGACACATTAACAACAATGGCATTAAAAGGCGAAGAAGCTGCTTGGAATGTCGAAGTACAACTCAACACATTACATTAATTATGAAATTACCAACAATAAATAAAAAGATATTAAACGCACCATTTGTTTCTTTACACTGGAAAGATATTTCAGGTACAGCCGAGTGGTTAAGTTTAAAAGAAGCGATAAACAGTAAAGTTACTATTTGTATATCAAATGGTTGGCTTATTAGAGCAGATAAAGAAGTTCATATAGTTGCCGCAGATGTAAATTTTAATGCTGATGGCACATTAGGTGATGTAGGAGGTGTAACTACTATACCTACAGTAAACGTATTAAAGATTAAGAAGGTCTCACTTTGAGATATGTCTTTGATATAGAAACAAATGGATTTCTTGATGACTGTGACACTGCACATTGCATTGTATTAAAAGATATAGATACAAATGAAATACACAAGTTAGACAATAAAGAAGCTATTAAAAAATTAGAAGAAGCAGAATTAATTATTGGTCATAATATTATTAAATTTGATATTCCTGTTTTAGAGAAATTATTTTCCGCTACATTTAAGGGTAAAATTTTTGATACAATCGTAGCAACAAGATTACTTTTTTCAGACATTAGAGAAACTGACTTTTCAAGAAAAGACTTTCCAAGAGATTGCATAGGAAGACACTCATTAAAAGCATGGGGTAATCGTATTGGTAAGTACAAAGAACAAATAGATACTGATTGGAAAACATTTACACCTGAAATGCTAGATTATTGTGTGCAAGATGTGGAAGTAACGCATTCTTTATACAATGTTATAAATAAAAAAGGTTACTCACAACAGGCTATGGATTTAGAGCATGAAGTAGCACAAATAATATTTAAACAAGAGAGATATGGTTTTACTTTTGATAAAAATAAAGCACAAGAATTATATACAAAATTAAACAGCAGACGTATTGAGTTAGCAGAAGAATTACAAACTATATTCTTACCTATTACAGAAGAAAGATGGTCTACTAAAACAGGCAAGAGATTAAAAGATAGTATTACTATTTTTAATCCTTCAAGCAGACATCACATTGCCAAGAGATTAAAAGATAAATATAAATGGGAAGCAAAAGAATTTACTCCTGATGGTAAACCTAAATTAGATGACAGTATATTATCTAAACTTGATTACCCTGAAGCTAAGATATTATGTGAGCATTTTTTATTAGATAAAAGAATTGCACAGTTAGCAACAGGTACACAAGCATGGTTAAAACATGAACGTAAAGGTAAAATTCATGGCACATGTAATACAAATTCTTGTGTTACTGCTAGAGCCAGTCATTCGTTTCCAAATTTAGGACAGATACCAAGTACAACTGTTCCTTTTGGCAAAGAATGCAGAGAATTATTTACAGTACCAGAAGGAAAACGATTAGTTGGTATTGATGTTTCCTCTTTAGAAGTTATGGCTCTTTGTCATTTTATGTCTAAGTTTGATAATGGTGCTTACACTAAAGTTGCACTTGAAGGTGACATACACACAGAGACACAGAAATTAGCAGGGTTAGAAAGCAGAGACCTTGCAAAGCGTTTCTATTATTGTTTTTTATATGGTGGCTCAGTCAAAAAAATAGCTGAAGTAATAAACAAACCATTTAAAGAAGCAGGAAAGATTAAGAAAAGATTTTTAAATAACTTACCTGCATTGCATAAACTTATAGAAGCTGTGCAGTCTGCGGCAGAACGTGGACATCTTACTGGTTTAGATAAAAGACAAATCAAAGTTAGAAATAGTTACTCAGCACTCAATACATTGTTACAAAGTTGTGGAGCAATTTTATGTAAGAGATGGCTAGTAGAATTTAACAAAGCAATAAAAGAAATTCCACATGTACAACAGGTTGTCTGGGTACATGATGAAATACAAGTTGAGTGTCTTGAAAAAGATGCCGAACAAGTTGGTAGACTTGCTGTCGAATGTATTAAACGAACAGGTGATTACTTCCAATTAAGAGTGCCTTTAACAGGTGAATTTAAAATCGGAAATAATTGGAGTGAAACACATTAATGTATAATAAAAAATTTGACCTTGACCTAAAGTATGGTCAGGAAAGAGAGAAGCGTCTCGCATCTATCTTAGATAAAGATAAGACCAAGATAGAAGTTAAGACTGAAAGGGACTGGTGGTTTAAAACTGGTAACATTGCTATTGAAATAGAATGTAACGGTAAACCTTCTGGTGTCATGGCTACAACATCTGATTACTGGTGTCACATATTAGCAGACGGTGACAAAGATTATTGTAGAATGATATTTGACACAGCAACAATCAAAAGGTTGGCAAAGAAATATATCAAAACATTAAAGAATGGCGGTGATGGTTGGAGAAGCAAGTTTGTACTTGTGCCTTTAGCTGAAATATTTCTACCAAAAAATTTAAGCAAATCTATGCAGGAAAGGATAGTTAAATGAACACAAAGTTATTAATAGATGGTGATATTTTAATTTATAAAATAGCTACATCAGCAGAAGTCGCTACAAATTGGGGTGACTTATGGACATTACATTGTGACCAGAAAAAATGTGAAGCAGAAGTAGACAACGCAATAGATGACTTAGGTTCTAACTTAGAAGCTGACGATTATGTAGTTTGTCTAACAGATAAAGATAACTTTAGAAAAGATGTTCTTCCTTCTTATAAAGATAATAGAAAAGCTAAACGTAAACCTATGGTGTTAGGTGCATTGCGTGAGTATGTAATGAAGAAACACAATGGTGTTGTTTGGAAAAACTTAGAAGCAGATGATGTCATGGGTATCATGGCAACAGAACCTACAGATGAGAAGCGTATCATTGTAAGTATTGATAAAGACATGCGTACTATTCCATGCAAACTTTCACAAGATGGCATGACTGTTGATGATGTTCCATTAAAATTAGCTAACTACTGGCACATGATACAGACATTGACTGGTGATAAAACAGATAACTATGACGGAATAGATGGCGTAGGAATTAAGACAGCAGAAAAACTAATAATGAAATACACTAATCTTCCTCATAAAGATTTGTGGAAAATTGTAAAAGGTATCTACAAAGACAAAGGTTACACAGAAGCAGAAGCACTGCAACAAGCTAGGGTAGCACACATATGCAGACATGGTGATTACAATAAGAAAACAGGAGAGGTAAAACTATGGACATTATAAAAAAACCACCACACTATAATCAAGGTGGCATTGAACCCATAGATTACATTATTAAAAACAAACTCTCATACTGTGAAGGTAATGTTGTCAAATATATTTCACGTTGGAAATACAAAGGCGGCATAGAAGATTTAAAAAAAGCTAAACAATACATAGATTTTATTATTGATAAAGAAGGCACAACCACAGTAACAGAAAGCAAAGATGATTAATTACGAAAGAGACGAACTACTTACTGACTTTGGTAAGACAACTTTAAAAGATAGGTACTTATTACCCAACGAGAACTCACCGCAAGATGGATTTATGAGAGCCGCTAAAGCATTCTCTGATAATGATGAGATGGCACAGCGTATATATGATTACGCTTCTAAATTATGGTTCATGTATTC